ATCTTTGCCACGGGGTATCTGACCGGGAGGGTGCGATGATGGATATGCGCCTCATCAAAGCACTGATGGTGCAGCCGCCGCTGTTGCTGATGCTTGAGGGTGAACGGGAATCGCGATGACCAAGCGTAAGACAGTCACACCGGAACACATCGCCACAATATGCGATCAAATGGCTTCAGGCACATCACTACGCAAAGCGGCCAAGGAACTAGGCCTTAACGAAAGTGCTGTTCGGTATCATTTGACTAAGAGCAGTGAGGCTTTTGCGCATTCCGCCCGCGCACGAGAACTGGGCTGCGATGCTTTAGCAGATGAGTGCCTGGAGATTGCGGACGACCCTATAATTGATCCAGCGGACAAACGCATTCGGATCGACACACGGATTCGGCTGATTGGCAAATGGTCACAGCGCTATTCGGACAAATTGAACATCACCAACAAAACGGAGGTCATTCACAAATATGACCTCGACAAACTCACAGACGAACAGCTTGATGCGGTTGAGTCCATCCTTGCCCACGCTTCTACAGGTGAAGCAGGCGAGGGCGAGACGCTCGCTTCTAGCGTTCACTGATTACACGCTTCCGCAATACAAGCGGGCGAGCCACCATGAACTGATAGCGGCCAAACTGGAGGCTGTAGAGCGCGGCGAGATTGACCGCCTGATGATATTCATGCCGCCACGGCACGGTAAGTCGGAACTGGCAAGCAAGCGGTTTCCTGCTTGGTGCCTGGGGCGCGATCCAACGCGGCAAATCATCGCGGCCAGCTATAACAGCGATCTAGCCAATGACTTTGGCCGCAATGTTCGCAACATCGTGGCGGAACCTGAATTTGGGCAATGCTTCCCCGGTGTATCGCTGGCAACGGATAGCGCGGCTGCAAACCGCATGAACACCAACAAGGGCGGAACATACGTTGCCGCTGGTGTTGGTACGGCGGTAACAGGACGCGGCGCACATATTGCGCTGATTGATGACCCGTTCAAAGACCGCGAGGAGGCGGACAGCGAACGCAGGCGCGAGACGGTTTGGGATTGGTACAGGTCAACGCTCTACACGCGGCTAATGCCTGGCGGGGCGATTGTCCTGATCCAGACACGCTGGCACGAGGATGACCTTGCAGGCAGGCTGTTAGAGGAAGGCGGCGACACTTGGGACGTTCTGGAACTACCGGCCCTAAATGAGCAGGGTGAGGCGCTATGGCCTGAATGGTATCCGGTTGAAGCCTTGCAACGCATCAAGAACGCAGTTGGCCCGCGTGAATGGTCGGCACTGTATCAGCAGCAGCCGCAACCGGATGACGGGACGTTCTTTCAGCGGGAATGGTTCAAGGAATGGACCACGCTTCCGCCGGTTCGATATTACGGCACCAGTGATTACGCTGTCACTGATGGCGGCGGCGATTACACTGTCCACACTATTTGGGGCATTGATAGCCAAGGCGATGTGTACCGCGTTGACCAATGGCGCGGGCAAACAACGTCCGATGTGTGGATCGAAAGCAAGTTAGACCTAGTGGCCAAATACAAGCCGCTGTGTTGGTTTGGTGAAGGCGGCGTGATCCAGAAGGCAATCGAGCCGATGCTGAAGCGCCGGATGCGTGAACGCAACGTACATTGCCGGATCGAATGGATGCCAAGCGTACAGGACAAGCCAACGCGGGCTAGGTCATTTCAGGCAATGGCTGCAACGGGCCGTGTGTATTTTGAACAGGGCGCGGACCTTAGCGAATACCTAGTGTTCCCCGCTGGCAAGAATGATGACGAAGTTGATACGGCCAGCCTGATCGGCAGAGCCATTGACCAAGCGCACCCGGCAATCCTGGCAGCGCAAACGAGCAGGACTAAACGCGATGGCTACTGGCCAAGCGAACAGTCGGACAATGATTGGATAACTGCCTGATGGACAACAAAGATACCGTCCGTGCGGGCGATACACTGACGCGCCTTGTCGCATCCTTTGAGGAAGCGGAACAGGCATCGCAGGACGCCCGCACCGAGGCGGAACGCGCCCGTGATTACTATGACGGACGCCAGCTTACATCGGTCCAGATTGCCGCCCTGAAGAAGCGCAAGCAGCCAATCGTCATTGAGAACCTTATCCGCCCGAAGGTTGATTACCTTTGCGGGCTAGAGCGCCAGACACGCACCGACCCTAAAGCATATCCGCGCACCGCAACGCATGAGGACGACGCCAACAGCATCACCGATGCCTTGCGCTATGCAGCGGACGATACGGAACTGGACATCAAGCGATCTGGCGTGTTTCAGGATATGCTGGTCGAGGGTTTTGGCGGCGTAGAGATTGGCGTTAAGCAGACCCGCAGCGGCATTGATCCGGAGATAACCCATATCGGTTGGGACCGGCTGTGGTTTGATCCGCATTCGTGTAAGCCTGACTTCAGCGATGCAATGTATCTGGGCTTCGTCACATGGATGGACCTTGCCAAGGCCAAGCGCCAATGGCCGGACGCTGCGGCAATCCTTGACCAGACCATGAGTAAGGGCGCTTCGGGCGGAACAACCGAGACATACGGCGATAAGCCCAAGTCGCAGGTGTGGGCTGACAGCAAGCGCCGCCGTGTTCGCATTGTGACCGTATACGACCAGACCGAAGGCGAATGGCAGCGCGGCGTGTTCACACTTTCCGGTGAACTGGAACCGCTGGCTCCGTCACCCTATCTGGACGAGGAACAGAAGCCCGCCTGTGCGCTAATCATGCAAGGTGCCTACGTTGACCGCGATAATGACCGTTACGGCCTTGTACGCGACTATATGAGCCTTCAGGACGAGGTGAACAAGCGCCGGTCCAAGTTCCTGCATTTGTCGAACAGTCGGCAGGTGCGTGTATCGGCGGCAAGCGGCCTTAGTGCCGATCAGGTGCGCAAGGAAATGACCGCGCCCGATGGCGTGATTATCGCTGGACAAGGCGAAGTTGAGGTTATCGGAACGGGCGATATGGCTGCGGGTCATTTCAACCTGCTTGCCGAGGCCAAGGAAGCTATCAAGTCGGTTGGTCCTAACGCCACGATGGCGGGCAAGGGCAGCGAAAGCCAATCAGGCCGCGCTATCATGGCGATGCAGCAAGGCGGCATGACCGAGGTTGCGCCGATCCTGGACGGGCTGCGGCATTTCAATATCCGTGTGTACCGCGCATTATGGGACCGTATCCGCCAGTTCTGGAACGAGGAACGCTGGGTCCGTGTGACCGATGATGAAAAGAACGTCCGCTTTGTTGGCCTGAATACGACCAAGGGCAAGATGGCGGCGCTAAAGATTCGCGAGGCCATGAAGAAAGGCCAGATTGACGAACAGCAAGCCATGATGATGGGGCAGCAGATTGCAATGGACCCCGCCATGCAGGAACCGGCCAACGTGATTGCCGAAGTTGACGTCGATATTCAGATTGACGAGCAGATGGACGCGCCAACGCTCCAGATGGAACAGTTCGAGCAGCTTACCGCTATGCTCCCCGCGATTACGCAGGCGCGGCCTGATAGAGCGCCGCAGATTGTGCAGTTGATGATTGAAGCATCCAGCCTGCGCAACAAGGACAAGCTGCGCGAATTGCTGGAGGAACAGCCGCCTAGCCCTGAAGCACAACAGATGCAGCAGATGATGCAGGCCATGCAGGCACAGATGGCGCAACTGGAAATGGCTGCAAAACAGGCCGAGATTGAAAAGACACAAAGCGAAACAGTTGAGAACACCGCCGATGCGAACGCAAAGATGGCCGGTATTCAGATTGACGCAATGCAGGCCGGAATGGCGGCGTGATCGACCGTATCAAGGCCGCGTTCCCGCTGGCAGATGAGATTGCGACCGAAGTAGAAGGCTTCGGTTTCGCCCGTGCAATCGTGGTCCGCAATGGCGACCGCACCCATGCACTAAGTGTTACGCCTCCCGATGACGTAGATTGGGCAATCGCCAAGCTGCGTTCGTGGGGCGCAAAGTAATTCCAACGTCGAGATGACAGTAGGATGCCGCCGCCGGGCCAGCGGGCGTTTAATAGTGCCGCCAACTTTAAGGGCGTATGAGGAAAACCAATGACCGAAGGTCCAACGCTAGATAGCATTTTCAACGATGACGAGCCACAAGACGCCGCAGAGGTCGTACAGACTGAAACGGTATCCGAAACCCCCGAGACAACCGAGCAAGCCGCACAGCGGGCTAGGGACGAACAGGGACGATTTGCAGCAAAGACGGGCGTAGATGACGCGGTGCCGCCGACCGACAAACTGCCGCAAGAGGATTACAAGGCAATCCGCGAGGAACGCGAAAAGCGCCAGGCACTAGAACGGGAATTGGCAGAACTTCGCCAGCAATTCACACAGCAGCAAGAACCGCCAGCGCCAGCGCCTTCCGTATGGGAGGACGAAAACGCATGGGGCGGGCAGTTGGTTAACACCGCTGTCCAACAGGCTTCGCAAAACTCCCGCTTGGATATGTCAGAAATGATGGTCCGGCAGGCGAATGAGGACTTTGAAGAAGTCAAGGCGCAGTTCCTTGATATGGCCAAGGACAATCCGTCTTTGGCGCAGCAAGCCCTTGCCGATCCGCACCCGTGGAACAAAGCCTACCAAATGGCCAAGAACCACAAAACCATGACCGAACTGGGCGCGGTCAATGTTGCTGACCTTGAGGCTAAAATAGAGGCGCGGTTGCGTGAAGAAATGGCAGCGGCAACGCCAGCCAATACGCAGCCCGCCATTCCCCGTTCACTTGCGGGCGATCAATCAAGCAGGGCATCGGCACAAGCGCCAGCCCAGTCGATGACGCTCCAGGATATTCTGAACGGATAACCCAATGATTGCACACGCTGCGAAGCGTCTGCTTTCCCTTAGATGGAACTAATACAATGGCATTCACTACTGTAACCGCAGCCAACATTGAAGAAAAATGGGATAATGATTTCTTCACTGCTTATGTCCGTACCAACCGTTTCAAGCGGTATATGGGCACTGACTCCAATTCGGTTATCCACACAAGCATGGACCTTACCAAATCAGCGGGCGATGGCATCACCTTCCCCCTGATCGGTGAATTGACCGGCTCTGGTCAGACCGGCAACGGCCTGCTTGAAGGCAACGAAGAAGCACTGGGCAACTACGGTCACAAGATCGAAGTAGCCTATCGCCGCCACGCTGTTGCAGTCACTGACAATGACCAGCAGTTCACGGGCATCCAGCTTCGTGATGCAGCCAAGCCGCAGTTGAAGAACTGGGCAATGAAAAAGCTGCGTACGGACATCATCACCGCACTTGGTTCAATCGGCGGCATTGCTTACGGCACTGCCTCTGCTGCACAGCGCAACGCTTGGCTGGTTGCCAATGCTGACCGCATCATGTTTGGTGACGGTTCTGTTGGCGGCTATGTGACCCTTGCAACGGACATCTCGGCTGTAACTGCCGGAATGAAGTTGACCAAGGAAGTTGTCAGCAAGGCCAAGGCCCGCGCTGAAGCTGCAAGCCCAAGCATCCGGCCTGTAACGGTTGGCGAAGATAGCGAGAATTTCGTTATGTTCACTGATGCCCGTGCATTCCGCGATCTGAAAACGGACCTCGCAACCAGCCTGCAAAATGCGCAGGAACGCGGCGACAACAACCCGCTGTGGCGTGATGGTGACCTGATGTGGGATGGCGTTGTCATTCGCAAGATTCAGGAAATTGCCAGCCTAGGCGCAGTTGGTGCAGCCGCCGCTTTGGTATCGCCTTACTACCTGTGCGGTGCGCAGTCGATTGGCGTTGCCTTTGCCAAGACCACGAAAACGACCACGGACACCCGTGATTACGGCTTCGTGAACGGCGTTGGCATTGCTGAAATGCTCGGCGTTGAGAAGTTTCAGTACAACAGCAAGGACCACGGTGTTTTCACCGGCTTTGTTGGTGCGACTGCACTTTAACTAAATGGGGCGGGGCTGTAATGGTCCCGCCCTTTATTTTGGGGGTGTCGAATGGTACAGATTAAGCATTCCACCACCACAGGAAGTTTAACGCCAGGGGTCCGCATTGGCGCGGACGCTTGGGATGCAGCCCACACGGTCCCCATTGCCTCGCAGGCGGAAGCTGAACAGGGGACGTCTGACGAAGCATTGATGACGCCGGAACGCACCGCACAAGCGATTGCGGCGCTCGGCGGCGCGGGTGGATCAGAGTGGGGCGGTATTACCGGCACCCTTTCTGCCCAAACCGACCTGCAAACCGCATTGGACGGCAAGCAAGTCGCGGGATCGTATCAAGCCGCTGGCAGTTACGCCGCCGCCTCACATGGCCATGTCATTGCGGACGTCACGGGCCTTCAAGCGGCGATTGACGGCAAGCAGGCGGCGGGATCGTATCAGCCGCTGGCAACGGTCCTGACGAACACCACCGCATCGTTTACCACGGCGCAAGAAACGAAATTATCCGGCATTGCGACAGCGGCGACGGCCAACAGCGCCGATGCCACGTTGCTATCCCGCGCCAACCACACCGGCAGTCAGGCCATATCCACCGTAACGGGCCTGCAAACGGCGCTCGATGGGAAACAGGCTTCCGGCTCCTATCAGCCATTGGCTACCGTTTTAACGAATACGACCGCAGCATTCACGACAGCGCAAGAAACAAAGTTGTCCGGCATTGCGACTAGCGCAACCGCCAACGCGACAGACGCTGCATTGCGTGACCGAGCAACACACACCGGAACGCAGGCGGCGGGCACTATTACCGGGCTTGCGGCGGTCGCGACTAGCGGCAGCGCGGTTGACCTGACCGGCAATCTGGCGGTTGCGCGTCTCAATAGCGGCACAAGCGCAAGCGGGACAACGTTCTGGCGCGGTGACGGCACTTGGGCCACACCAGCGGGTGCGGGCGGTTCGGCATGGGGCGGCATCACAGGCACCCTTGCGGATCAGACGGACCTAAGCGCGGCGCTGGACGGCAAGGCTGATGACGCTGAAATCACCGCACTGACCAGCAGGATTAGCACCATTAGCAACTTCGCCAGCCCGAACGCGGGCGGGGTCGTGGTCGGCCAGTATTATGACAACAGCTTCCAAGGTTCGGCAAGCGGCACCCTAATTGGAGCGGCCAACCGGATTGACCTCGCGCCGTATTATACCAGCGTTGACCTGCCGATCGACCGGATAGGCTGCGGCGTATCTACTGCTGTAGCGGCCTCGCTGTTCAAGATTGTAATATACAACAGTGGAAGCAATGGTTGGCCTAGTACGCTGGCTTACGAAAGCGGCGATCTATCCGGCGCAACGGCAACCTTTGCCGAGGCAACGCTATCTTTCACGTTCCTAAAGGGGACGCAATACTGGGTAGGCGTTCGGCATAGTTCAACCTGCACTCTGCGCACGGTGGCTGTGGCAAGCGCGGTCAACCTTGGCCTAACCAGCAACAACGCGGCCAACTATGCAACGGTACTGCGCCGCACATTGACATACGCCACGGCGGCAACTTCGCCTTGGAACTTCACCAACGCCGATAGGGTGGCAAACATCACGCCGCCTTCAATCCGGTTCCGTGCGGCATGATTTTTGACCGCAAGTTGTTCAGTGAAACGATATTCCTGGCAGCATTTCGCCGCATATTCCGCAGACGTAGAAAAGGCTAGGCAATGGCGATATTCTGGAAAGCAAAGCCCGCCGCAGCGGTAAAATTCTACACCTGGGAGCCGGAGATTAGCGGGGCTGACGGCCTTGCATCCTACACACTCACGGTAACAAGCGGCGGTGTATCGCTGGAGTCCGTTGTTAACGGGCGGTATATTGAGGTCTACGCCACGGGCGGCACCGACGCAACAACGGCTGTTATCGCGGCAACAGCGGTGACGGACCTTGGCGAGGAATTGGCTGAAACCATTTACCTGCCCGTCATTGCCACGGGTTCACAGATTGCAAACACGGCCCGCGATTATTGCACCTTCGCACTGCGCAAGGTGGTGGGCAACGGTGAAACACCGGACGCGACCGAACTGGACGATGCACTTGAACAGCTAAACGGCATGGTTGCACAGTGGCGGGCAAGCGGCGCTGATGTTGGCGCTACGTTCCCGATCGAAGCAAACACGGTGATCTATTGCCCTGACTGGGCCGCTGATGCGATCCGCTACAACCTGCGCCTGCAAGTCTATTCGCTCTACGGCGAGGAGCCAACCGCAATGGACGCATTGAAGGCCAAGCAGGGCTTGCAGCTAGTCAAACACAAGAACCTGCCAGATGAGCGCGAAGGCGCGGACTACTACTGATGCCTAGCATTCCCTTTGGGCGATCCAGCTATGAACGCAGCGAGGGCAACCTTCCCGAACTGCCCGTCATCAATATGTATGCAGAACAAGCGCCGACGGAAAAAACCGGCGTTGTCCTGCAATCGCGCAACGGCCTTGATGATCGGGGCGCTGATATGGGCGCGGGTCCGGTAGAGCAACTGTTCCAGCGGGACGGGGTGCTTGCGGGCGCATTGTTCGGCGTATCGGGCGGGCGGCTTTACAGCGGCGCTACCTCGCTAGGGGCCATTACGGGAAGCGGCGCGGTTTCGATTATCGGTAACGAAGTCGGCCTTATGGCGACGGCGGGGGCATCGCTGCATTATTACAACGGCACCACATTGGCGGCGGTGGCATTCCCCGACAGCGCCAGTGTGTCAAAGGTGCTGGTCGGCGGTTCACGGTTTATCGCGCTGCGGGCCGGTACGGGTCAATTCTACTGGACGCCCGCACTCGGCACCACGTTTGGCGGTCTGGACTTCGCCACGGCTGAAACCTCACCGGACGGACTGCTTGACGCACTGTTCATTGACGATATTCTGATCCTGTTTGGCGGGGAGACGGTGGAATACTGGCCTAATACCGGCAGTGCGGTTTTGCCGTTCCAGCCACTTGAAGGCCGCGTGATCGAAAAGGGCATCAAGGCCACGGGCTGCGCTACTGCATACGGTCCAACCTTTGCCTGGGTAACGAATGAAAACAAGGTCTGTATGCAGGACGAAAGCACGGTCCTGAGCAATGCGGGCCTGCAAGCCAAGATCGAAGCGTCAACCGATGTTCGGCTGTTTACCTTCCTGATTGATGGCGAAGAGTTCCTTGCGCTGCGGCTCGATAATGAAACGCAGATATGGAAGGGCGGTATCTGGTCCGAGTTTGCCAGCAACGGACAAGACAACTGGATTGCGCAATGCGCGGCTGATGGCGTGTTCGGTTCTGCGGTGGATGGCAAGACACTGGCGTTCAATGCCGCCTACAGTGACCTTGGAGGGGTGCTAGAGCGCCGTTTCCGTGCCGGCACACCGATTGACGCGGGCGGGGTGATTATCGGCAATATGGGGCTGCGTTGCAATCCTGGCCAAACCCCGTTCCTTACGGGCGATTACGCCGATCCTACAGTTGAAATGCGCCTTAGCCGCGATGCAGGGCAGACATGGGGTTCATGGCGCGGTGTATCGCTTGGTGAAATGGGCAAATACCGGACCAAAGTGCAATGGCGTTCGTGCGGGATGGCCTCGCAGCCTGCTTTGCTG